TCAAAATTATTTGAGGTTGCAGAATTAAACAATGTCGAAGTGGGAATCTTCAGACACTAAAGGGGAGCAGTATGTTAGTACAAGATATTAATATGATGGAAAAAATTGTTGCCAACAACCGTGAATTAAAATGGGATGGTTGGGATGTTCTAGAACTTAAAAAGACAAACATTGCTAGAACAGATGTTAACGGTGTGAGAATTAATAATCAGTGGTATATAAAGACTGCTTTTGTTCCTAATCGTATGGGGTGGGAGATTCCAAGTAAGTATAAGGTGTAAACATGAAGCAGCATTTATGGAAAGACGATGCTCCATGTCGTGATTTTGATACTAACTTATTTTTTGAAGAGTATGAAGATAATGTAAGTAATAGATTAAAGATTGATGGAGTATGTACAGCATGTCCAATGACTAAGCAATGCTTTGCTGTGGGCATTTCAGGTAAGGAGTGGGGTGTCTGGGGTGGTGTATACTTAGAAAATGGAGAAATTTCAAGAGAGTTTAATAATCATAAATCAAAACATGATTGGGCAGACATGTGGCAGAAAATGACAACGGATTAAAAAATGTATACAAATGAAATGCGTAGAGCCTTTCATCAAGTTACACCTCCAAAAGGATTTAAGGTAGACTTGATTGACAATGAACACTTTCTAACGATAAAATTAGATGAAAGAAAGTTTGTTAATTTAGTGCATGATGAAAAGATTGCTGCATTACAATATGTGGTTCAATTAAAACACGCTCTAGAACTAGAGGGTGCAATTGTTTTAGTGACTAGGGAAGCTTTAAAATGAAAATTGCAATTGTTATATTAAGTATCTTATCTGTTTCTTTTGCTGTTGCATATACTGCAACACTAAGTGCTTTGATAAAAGCAAATAATATATTAACAAAAACTATTATTGATAAGTTTATTTTACAAGAGTACATTGACACTGTTCAATCTGGTAAAGATATAAAGACCGATGAAGAAATTCATCAAGAAAGTTTTTTAAATTTTATTTCTGAATCAAGAGATTGGGCATTTGAATACATAGAAAATGTTCAGTCTGCTTTAAATAAGTTTGTTGCTGAGGTTGATCCATCTATTGAGTATTTTGAAAAATATGGCGATGTAGTTGTAGGACCAAACACTGAACTGTTAAAAAAGATTTCTGTTTCATATAAAGAATTAAAGAATATACTGCCAAAGGATCAAGATGTTTAAGCTAAAAGATCCAAGAAAACTAACTCTTTCTGCATTTCAAATTTGTGAAGAAGAAAAATGTAAAGAAGAATCTACTAAGATTTGGACTAACAGTGAAACCAGAATACTAGATCTTTGTGATAAACATTATAATGAATTAGAATCGGAGAATTTTTAAATGAAAGATGTTCTACTATCAACACTAACAGGTTTTGGATGCGGGATCGTGTTTGCTGCATTCAAATTGCCAGTACCAGCACCACCAGTTTTTGCGGGAGTCGCAGGAATTATTGGTCTATGGATTGGCTTCACAATACTAACACGAGTTATATCCTAGGAGGAATAATGAATACAACACAACTAAAGGCACTACTTGCCTCATACGGAAGATCAGTCCTGGCATCAGGCCTTGCCCTATATATGGCAGGAGTTACAGATCCAAAGGATCTATGGACTGCTCTAGTAGCAGCACTAGCGCCAGTGGCAATCAGAGCAATTAATCCAAACGATAAGGCTTTTGGTGTACTACCAGATGCTAAGGCCGTAGAAGAGGCTCTAAAGGCTGCTAAGGCACCTGCAAAGCGAGTTGCTAAGAAGGCAGCAGCTCCAAAGAAGTAGCATATACTTACAGATTAGCCAGTCTAGAGATAGGCTGGCTTTTTTGTTACCCGTTTATTATTTCTAGGTATTTATCTTTAAGGTTTTCAACAGAAAAATGATTAAACCCTAGTTCAACAGCCTGCTGCTTACTCTTTGTCTTATTAGAGTTCTCAACATAATCATCAATAATCCTAGCAAACTTATCAAGGTTTGGAGTATATATGTCCACCATTGATTTGGTTTGGAATGACCCTATTTTTTCTGAGGGGATAAGCCATTGACTTGGAAGAATAATGTTATTAGGAGAGATATCTGTCATAAATACAGGTAGTCCACTAATCAATGCCTCATTCATTGGCAAGCATAATCCAGCATACCTTCTTGGTAATATCATAGCATCATAGCCAGAGTAAAGGTCTTGTCTGTTCTTGATGTTATCAGTATCGATAGTTATTCTTGAGTCTTTGGCTTTAACCTTTAGATCTGTTTGTGTTTTAATTACTAACTCAAAATCAGCTTTAGATTTTGTCATCATTTCTAATATAGACTCTGTACCATTTCTGTCTTTGGCAGCTTTCTTTCCACCAATATGAAGAATTCTTTTGTGGGTTTTAGATAAGTTATTTGCTCTAGCCTCATCAAATATTGATGTCGTTGTTGGTGGTGGCAAATGAATTACTTTGGTTTTATCCCCAAACATTTTCTGAACTATCTCGATATTCCATAGACTTGGTGACAATAAAACATCTGGAAGTGTTAGGCTTGGACTATTCATATGACCAAACAGTTCATAATTATACTGCAATATTGTTTTTACATTATGCTTCTTAGCTAAGTCTATAAAATTAGGACTATAGAATGTTTCACAGCTTAAGACTACATCAATGTCCTGTAAGAATCTAAGATATTCTTTTGTTGTTGGCATTCCTACAGATGTTTTTCTATAATTATAGCCTTCATACCATTCTGGATGTTGTTGATTACCGTTAAAATGTGATGAATCAATTAGTAGTATCTTGTCTGGGTTAAGCATATTAACAAGTTCTCTTGTTTGATTACCTAGTCCAGTATTATCTGATCTAGCAATTATTCCTAATCTCATTTCTTATACCCCCAAGCATCATCATCAGTTGTAAATTTTCTGGTACCTTGACGACCATCTAAATGATAAGATCTTTTAATATTTTCTTCGGGATGATATATCCAAAGCTTATGTTTATTCCATCCGTCATCATCAAAATTGTCATAAGGAAGTATGTCATCTTGAATTATTCCATGAGTCCTATCTTCAATAAATGTTTTATTATCAAGTGGCGGAAGGATAACATCTCTGTAGTAAGAAACTCTAGATAGGTGTGGTCTTTGACTCCACTGTGCCGTTTTCATAAAAATATCTTCTAATCCAAACATTAAATGTTTATGTGGCTCAGGTATTGAAGATTCAAAATGAAAACGAATAGTGTTTGCTTTCTCGGATTCAATTAAGTCAAGACATTTTTGCCAATCAATTGTATTATCTACTGTCAATGGTGCATCTCCTTCTACATAAAGAAGTAGAGGAGTTTCTATAAGGTCAATTGTTCTACGCATCATCGTAGTTTGATGACTATGTTTTTTAAATATTATAGGCAATACATTCTTGTATTCATGCAAGCATTTCCAAAGTATTCTATTTTTATATTCATCATAGTCTGCTTTTCTATGTTGTTGTTCTCTGCGTAATCCATCAATTTGCATAATAATTTCGTTATCTGGAAAGTGATGTCTTATTGCACTAATAGTTTCATCAATCATATCAGTGCTAGGATGATCTGGCAATATGGAAGTAGCCATTACAATAGTTACATCATCTTTATTCATTGACTTGCCTCATTATCTTAATACCTAGATCTCTCTTATATTTAATCCACCAAGATACTACATTATGCATATTTTCAGGGTAATCTACCAATAGATCAGGAACCAGTGTTCTTATTTCAGACCAATTAGAAACACCAGTTACAGGTATGTCATATCCAAATACTTCTTTATAGAAGTTTCTACTATTACCCTTTGAGTCAATCTTATCTGAGATTGGCAAGCATAGCATTTCAATAGCCTCAAAGAACCTGAAGGTATCTATTGTAGCGGCACCAGAGGGGGCTGGAGCTATCTTAGCACTAGCCAAAGCCTTATAGTAGTCTTTAGGGTCTCCGCCCTGTGCAAAGCCTGCTGTAGGGGTAAATAGAGAGTTTGGCATGGTTGGCATTACGGCTGCAATTTGCTGCCTTCTTGGGTGTGTTATTTGACCACTAAAGCATAACTCATATTCCTTTGAAGGATATTCTGGAGCTAATTCTTTTAAATGTTTTGGCACTCCTATTGGAAGCTTATTAAAATTAGCATGCTTTTCATAAGGATATTGTATCCATATCTCTGCATTAGGATGGCTTATCTTTGCAATATCAAACCTTCCTTCTTCGTCACCAGTAATAAATAAAACTAATCTTGATACATTTTGTATTTCTTTATTAATATTTTTTTCGTGTCCAAGGTTTTGTGGGCCAGGGATAACTACAAAAGCTCTATCTGTTTGTAGTATTGATGTAACCTGTATCTGTTCTATATT